TAAGCACAATAAGGTTAATTAGAAGGATAATACAATGACTGAAGATAATACAAATGTAATCTCGATTAACGGAACAGATCACGACGTTAACTCTATGTCGAATGAACAAAAGCATATTATTAATCAGATCAAGGTGTGCCAAGCAAAAGCCAATAACTTGAAAGCAGAACTGCAAATATTTGAAGTTAGTCTTCAAGGTTTTACAAATGCTTTGATAAAAAGTGTAGAAGTTGAAGAAGTAGTTGAGGAAGAAGTAGCGAATTAAGATGAAAAACAAAAATACAGGTATTACAACTGAAGTTGCAGAAATCGATAAGAGGGTCGTTGCTTTGGAGACTGAAATCAGTATTCAATTTAAAGACTTGTATAATCGTATTAAGCGGATTGAAGCTTGGGCAATTGGGTCTGCTACTTCAATTATTCTTCTTTTGTTAGCAATACTGTATCGGATGTAAAATGTATGAATATGCCATTAAGGAAATTGTAAAAGTAGTTGATGGCGATACGATTGATATTCTAATAGACCTTGGCTTTGATCTGACTAAAAAAGAAAGAGTTCGGTTAGCAGGAATAGATACTCCTGAGTCTCGTACTAGAGATCTCGAAGAAAAAGCTATGGGTCTAGAGGCTAAAGACTTTCTCACTCGAAGATTAAAAGACGGGAAAGCTTCTGGTTTGCGTGTTAAGACAGAAAAAGATGGTAAGTATGGACGTATGCTTGGTTGGATATTGTGCGGTGAAACAAATATAAATAATGAAATGGTTTATAGAGGTTATGCTTGGGAATATGATGGCGGTACAAAAGCAAAAGACTTAGATCAACTTAGAGCAAAGCGAGGCTTAAACAATGAGCTTAATAACTAGTCTTATAGGCCCAGTAACTGGTATTCTAGATCGAGTAATTCAAGATAAAGATCAAAAGGCACAGCTTGCTCATGAGATAGCCACGATGTCTGATACTCACGCTCAACAGGCATTGTTGGCTCAGCTAGAGATAAACAAAGCAGAAGCCGCATCTGGTAGCTTGTTTAAAGGTGGTTGGAGACCTGCTGTCGGTTGGATATGTGCTATTGCTTTTGGTTATCATTTTGTTCTACAGCCCTTAATTATTTTTGTGGTTACTATTATTGGAATAGATATTCCAGAATTACCAAATTTCGACATGTCTACCCTCCTCACGACTTTGGGAGGATTACTTGGAATTGGGGGCTTACGTTCATACGAAAAATCAAAAGGATTAACAAAATGATTACTGCTCCAGTAGAAATGTTTATTATTGGCAAGAATGAAAATGGTGAAGACCTTTATAATTTAAAATATGTAAAAGGAGGCAGATCACTTCCGACACCAAGCATGACAAAAACAGAAGCCCTTGCAATGATTAACGGAACAGAAGTTGAGAATACTGTCATAGAGAAAATAATTGAAACTCCTGTTGATGTTGTTACTGTGACGGTGACAGACAAAACAACAATTGTTCCTGATTACAATTCTATGACAAAAACAGAGTTGGAAACAGAAATGCGTTTTCATGGCATAGAATTAGATAGACGAAAGAGTAAAAAAGATCTTATGATAGAAGTGGATACTTTCTTTAAAGGTTCGTAAAATGGATATTAGTAGATTAAGAAAACAACTCGAAATAGATGAGGGATGTAAGTACGTTATTTATCTGGATCACCTCCATTTGCCGACTCACGGAATCGGTCACTTAATTCTTGAGAGTGATCCTGAGTACGGTCAACCTGTTGGAACTGTTGTTTCTGAAAATCGTGTAAAAGAATGTTTTGAAAAAGACTTAGAAAGCGTGAAAAAAGATTGCTATAGGTTGTATGATGACTTTGATGATCTTCCTGAGACTGTACAAGAAATCATAGCAAATATGTTGTTTAATATGGGTTTGGGAAGAATGAGAGCATTTCAAGGTATGAAGAGAAATGTTGACGCTCGACAGTGGGACAAGGCAGCGGATGAGATGGTTGACAGCAAGTGGTATAATCAAGTTGGCGAACGATCAAAACGTCTAGTAGAAAGAATGCGAAGCGTATGAGCTTACAATTATTAAAATTTCAACCAGGTATTGTGAAAGACATCACAGAGTACGCTGCTGGCAAAGCTGGGCCTTTTTGGATAGATTCAGACTTAGTTCGGTTTCGTAATGGCTATCCGACAAAGATTGGTGGTTGGCTAAAAGATACTTTTAATTCATTAAATGCAGACGGAACAGTTTCAAGTTCAGCAACATCTGTTCAAGGTATTGCGAGAAAAATGCTTTCTTGGCGGTCTGATGAAGACGGAATAGACAGAATTGTTGTTTCAACTCACAACCACTTATATATAATTCAAGACAGCGGATTGTTTGACATTACACCTCTCAGAGACAAAACAAACGCAGCTACAACAACAACGGAAGCTTTGGACGATAGTGAAACTGGAATTGATCTAACAAGTGTCACTGGTTTTAAAGCAGCGGGAGCTGTACTTATTGGAACAGAGGTCATAACATATACTTCAATCAGTACACTGACATTGACTGGCTGTACTAGAGGTGCTGACAGTACAACTGCTGCTGCTCATAATAGTGGCGTGACTGTTACACAAATATTAATAGATCCGATTACAACGGCTGACACTACGACAACAATTACTATAACGGATACTGGTCACGGTGCGTTAAAAGGTGACTTCGTGGTGTTTGATGGAGCTGCAGTGACTGGTGGAATTGCAGCGAATACACTCAACAGGAGATCTGGTTATCAAATAACAGCAGTAACTACAAATACATTTACGGTCACAGCTCCAAGTGCAGCAACATCTACAGTGTCTGCAGGGGGTGGAAACGCTGTTGTTATTAATTACCTAATTGGTGCTGCTGATGGATTAGGAATACAATCCGCTGACCCTGCTCTTGGATTTGGTGTTGGAGCCTGGGGTGACAGCACATGGGGTACAGCTCGTACTGCTTCAGCTTCTAATGTTGGTTTGGAAAGTTCTTGTTGGAGTCTAAATCTTTGGGATTCTGATGTTTTATGTCAGGTGCGAGGTGGAGCACTTTATTATTTTGATACATCTGAGGGTGTAACAACTAGAGCAGAATTAATATCTGATGAATCCGACGCTACATCTGTGCCAACAATTTCTAGGGTGTCGACAGTGTCTTTCCCTGATCGGCATTTTGTGTGTGGTGGAGCAGATGGCTTTGTTGTACCAGACTCTACTACAGGTACATTAGATCCAATGTTGGTTCGATGGTCGGAAATAGAAAGCTTTTCAATTTGGGGTTTAACTAAAAACAATGACGCAGGTGACCAGAGGCTGCAAATCGGAACTAAAATTGTTGCTATGATTTCTGCTCGTGAAGAAACAATTATATCTACAGATGAAGCGATTTACGGAATGTCATTTGTGGGACCACCACTAGATTTCTCGTTCAGGCTTCTCAGTGTTGGAACTGGAGCTGCTGGAATTAATACTATGATAAATGTTGACGGAGATATTTTCTGGATGGCCAAGCGTGGTTTCTATCGTTATAACGGTGTCGTCACCCAGCTTCCTTGCCCAGTAGAATATTATGTATTTGATAGAATGCGATTTAATTATCAGGATAAGGCAGTTGTGGGAATAAATAAGGCCCATAAGGAAATTACATGGTATTATCCAAGCGAAGATAATTCAGATTTTTTTAATCCCGAAAATGACAGCTATGTGACATTCAATTATGGAGATCAAGTTTGGTCAACTGGGTCGCTCCCTCGAACTTGTTGGTCAGATAGCTTTGGATTTAGAAATGTTCCTTTTGCTTTTGACAAAGAAGGTTTCTTGTATAATCACGAAACAGGGACAACAGATGATGGTGCTGCTATGAATAGTTTTATAGTAAGCTCTCCAAGAGAACTAACGGAAAATGGAGACAATCTATATTTGGTTGATAAAATTATTCCTGATGTAACTATGTCTGCAACCACAAATTTATTTGTAGAGTTACAAACCAAAAAATATCCTAATCAAACTACGGCAGTAACAAAAGGACCGTTCACTATTACAAATACCACTACAAAATTAAGTACGAGAGCAAAGGGTCGACAAATAAGCATGAAAGTGTATAGTTCTGGTACAGAAGATGAGTGGTCAATGGGTGACTTTAGAATAGATTCAAAGAAGGACAGTTTAAGATGAGTGCTCCATTAGCAGTTTTAAGACTTCCTACTCCTCCTCAAGAGTATGACTATAATTATATGGCGAGGCTTAACAATACAATAGAGCTAGAAAAGCAAGCATCATTTTTTGCATCGTCTTTTCAAAGTCAAATAACGGAAAATAATTCCCAAACAGTGAGTTGGTTTTTTGGCTAATAAATTTCGCAACGCAAAGCTAGACTTAACAACCACCAATGCAACCGTATTATATACTGTTCCTGGTGCGACAACGGCTATTGTAAAATCTTTTTTAGCTTCCGAAGACTCAGGCAATGCAGATACGCTATCTGTAACGCTAACTAGTGGGAGTAGCGTGTTCAGTTTGTTTCATGTTAAAGCTGTAGGAGCTAGTGCTACAGTCGAGTTTTTATCTGCCCCACTTGTTTTAGAAGAGGGTGAAATATTGAAATGTACAGCAGCTACTGCCAATCGGCTAACAGTTGTAATAAGTGTCTTGGAGGTAAATTGATATGGTTTATGAAGTTGGAGCATTAGCAAACGTAAATGGTGAAGAAGATGACCAGAAATTTACTTATAATATATATAAACAAAAATTTAATAATCCCACAAAAGATATAAATTTTGGTCAATTTTCTTTGCAAGATTATTACGGCACATCAATAATGCCTTCTCTTAATTGGGTTACTAAAGTCAAAACAGGTGAAGTGGTTTATGACCCAGCAGATGATAACCAAAATAAACTTATGGAAGATTATGAAGCTTTTATAGCAGAAAACGGTGAAATAGAAGGCTTGCCAACTCCTAAAGAAATAATGAGAAATGAAATAGCCCCTATATTGGGTCAAGTTGCTGAAGGCATTGGATCAAGTCTTGCTACTGGTGGAACATTTGCTGAAGGACTTCCATTCACAGAGAGTGGTTTGGATGTTGCACAAGGTATGACATCATTTTCTGTAAAAGATTTAAAAAATCTTTCTAAAACACCTGAATATGGAAAATTAGAAACTGCTGGAATGAGAGGTGGAGAAATATCAACAACCGCAGCAGAAGATGCAATAGGGAAAGAAGGTATAGAAAAATTTGGTGGAAATGTTGGTAGGGATGCTATAGGAAAAGGTATGCCAATTTTTGATGATAAACCACTTTTTGAAGATGGAGGTGTTTTAAATCCATTTGGGGAAGCAGGAACTGCTGGTGCTCAAAACTTTCGAAGTGCTGCTGGTGGAGCTGCTGGTAATTTTATTGTACAGTTAGCTTTAGGAAGAGATCCTGTTAAGGCAGCTAAGTCGGCTGGTGCTGGTGCTGTAGGTAAATTCTTTGGAGCTGCATTCGGTCCAATCGGTTCATTTATCGGTGGTGCTTTAGGTAGCATTATTGGTGGCAGAGTTATCTGTAATGAATTAATGAAACAGGGATTGCTAACAAGAAAAGAAGTTGTCTTGGATTACCGATTTACAAGAGATTACTTAACTCCAACTCATGTTAATGGTTATCATGTGTGGGCTGTGTGGATGGTTAAGCAAATGCGCAAAGGAAGATTTGTTAAGTTCTGGAAACACGTTGCAGGACATCGTGCAAATGAAATTGCTTATATATATGGTGAAAGAGACAAGCCAGATTACTTAGGCAAAGTTTACAGGAAAATTCTAGAGCCGACTTGCTGGGTTATAGGATCATTCTGCAAAGTAACAGACTGGTCAGTGCTTTATAAACAAAAGGAGATATAATTATGGCTGAAGAAGATCAAATGGGCGAAAGACCAGCAATGGCCGCTGCTATGGATACAATGCCTCCAATGGAAAGACCACCCATGCCACCAATGGAAGGTGCGAATATGAAAAGGTCTTCTGTTGAAATGCCTCCAGAAGCTGTTGCTAGGCTTATGCAACCCTCTCAGGAAATTGGTGCAGTTTTGCTTGCTCGTATAGCTAATATGGCTCCAGAAGAGCTTAGAATGATTGACAGTGCTATAACTCCAGCCGTTGCTGATGTGTTAATGAAGTTACTACCAGAGTTACAACAAATTATATCTCAAGTTGGAGGACAACGACAGGAAGCACCCGTACAGACTGAAATGGGAGCTTTAAGCGGAATGTAATGGAAATAAGAGAAGCAACAATGCAAGATATAAAGCCAATCTATGAAATGTTATTAAATATGCATTCAGAGACTAAAATAAAACTGGCTCCAGTTAAGCCAGAAAAATTATATAATACTATAAAGTTTGCTTTAGAAGAAGGCATTGTTCTAGTTGCGGAAGTTAAAAACAAAATTGTTGGGTCTATTGCTGGCACTATAAATTGTGATTGGTGGTCGGATGAAAGAAGCTTAAAAGATTTGTGGTTTTATGTCCAACCAGAAAACAGAAAATCAACAATAGCAATTAAATTAGTAAAGAACTTTATTTATTCAGGAAATTCAGCTAAGTTAAAAATTACGCTTGGTCATGTTTTTTCAGGGGACATTGAGAGAAAAGATAAGTTTTTTGAGCGACTTGGTTTAACCAAGGCTGGCTCAATGTATATGGAGATATAATATGTGTTTTACTACTGCCCCAGTTGACTTAAAATCGTCTTCGGAAACATTAGCAGGGACGCAACTTCCAGAGTGGGTAAGCCAAGCTGGTAAAGCCATATTTAGGCAAGCTGCAAGTTTAGTAGAGCCAGAGTTTCAATCAGAATTTTTAGAAGATGGGACAACTCCGAATCCTAATGCTGGTCAATATATAATACCTGAAGGCTATCAAGATCCAAGAATTGCACAGTATTTTAATACACAATATGATTATGATGGTGATGGTCAAATCACTTTAGCTGATGGGACTGCTGCCTCGCAAGCTGGTGATACAATGGCTGCACAAGCCATAGCTGATGATCTTTCAGGTGTTGGAGAAGGAATACCTAAAAGCAAGCTTTCTTTAGAAGAGCAAGAAGCTGGACGAATGCTGACCGAAGGTGCAAACCAATATCAAGGCTATATAAGTGGCTTTGATACAGACGGTGACGGAGTTGCTGATACGCAATCTTCTCAGACATTTATGGATCAAATTGGTCAAGGATATTTAGGAACAAAGACAGATCCAACCACTGGCAAAGAAGTTCCTGTAACTTATCAAGATCTCTATGGAGATATGATGGGTGAAGATTTTGCTATAGGTGAAGGCACAGAAGGTCAAAAATATTTAGATATTTATTCTGATGCTATGAACCCAGCAATACGAGATATACAAGACAGAACCACTCAAGAACAAAATTCTGCTAGAGCACAAGCAGCAAAGTCTGGGGCTTTTGGTTCTCGTCTTGGGGTTCGAGAAGCGTTTCTTGGATCTGAGGGAATACAAAGCGAAGCTGATTTGCGAGCAAAAGGTCTAGCTGAAGGTTTAGGGTTTGCTGCAGGTCGATTTGATGCCGATAGAGCTGGTAGAATGGCAGCAGATGCTTCAGCAAGAGGTGCTTACGAAACAGAAGAGTCAGGTAGATTACAGGCTGCACAGCAATATCAAAATCTTGCAACTCTTACTCAAGGATTAAAACAACAAGCTGCAGCAGGGTTAATATCCACTGGGGAAGCAAAAAGATTATTAGATCAACAGGCTTTAGATTTAGCGTATGCCGACTATCTCGATGTGCAAAAAAAGCCTTATGAAGATATAAATTTTGCGTTAGGGGCCTTACAAGGGGCTCCATATAATACTGAACAATATTCATACAATACACAAACACAGCAACAGCAGGGGCCAAGTGTGTATGGTCAAACACTTGGAGCTCTTGGAACGCTGGGTAGTGCTTATTACATGGGGGCAAATAGGTAATGGCTGAAAACGGAGTATCACGAACAGATATGGAAGATGTTCCTTTTGGTGTTCTAAAAGACGTAGGAGTTGATGATAAATACATAAACCTTGCTCAAGCTCTTGCAGGAAAGCCTAGAGAAGTTGACCCAGCAATGGCAGCATTTTTATACTTTAGTAAAATGGGTGAATTGGCAAGTCAGCCAGGGGCTACACTATTTGGTTCTGCAGCAGGTGCAGCGAGATCTCCAGCAGAATATATTATGGGAATTGATGAGGCAAATAGAAAAGCGGAAGCTGCCGTTCCAGCGACTGCTATTAATCTAATGAAGTCTCTAAAGCCGACATCAAGTCAATTAAAAATGTCAAATATCGCTAGGCTTAAAAAAGAACTTGCTGAAGGCACAATAAATCAAGAAGAATTTAATAAAGCATTTGCTAAAGAAACTAATATTCCTGGAGACACTTCACAAGATAAAACTCGCATGGATGTTATTATTAAAGGTGCAGTAGATGATCCTACAACTCCAGATATTGATGAAAGAGTTGGAAATATATTAAGATCAGAATTTAACTCTAATTTGCACCTGCCAAAGTCCTCTCTGGATGCAAGTACAACATCAGACGGTCCATTAACAACATTATCAAAACTTCATTCTGATTTAGAAAAAGCTCCAGTGGGTTCGGCTGAAAGAGATGCACTTCAAACACAAATAAAGGCTGAAATAACGAAAGCTGGATTTAATAAAGAATTATTTGAAGCTGAAAATAAAATTTTAACAGACTATAGTAAGAAAACGGAAGAGTTGGTTGAGTCTGAAATTTCTTATAATAAATTAGCTGAAGCTAGAAAATCTAACAATGGTGTTGGTGACTTAGCAATGGTTTTTAGTTTTATGAAAATGTTAGATCCAGGATCTGTTGTTCGTGAAAGTGAATTTGCACAAGCACAAAATACAGCTGGACTTTTACAAAAATTACAAGTTGCTGCTGCACAAATAAAAGAAGGCGATTTGCTTTCAGATGAACAACGAACTAGTTTCCTAGAGCTTTCTAAAAAGTTTTTAGATGCAGGAAAATTACATATGGCTAAAATTAGACTTGATAAAGGACTTCAAGTTAAAAATTATGGTTTAAATCCTGTTAATATTTTTGGTTCAGAAATAGCACCACCATCATTTTATTTAGATGAAGCAGTTTTCAATGCAGCAAAAGAAGCAGGAATAACACCGACTGCTATGTGGATTACAATGTCTGACAGTGAAAAAGCAAGCTATTCAGAGGCAGGAGACTAATCATGGCAGACAGGACATTAGCAGAGATCGCAGCAGCAGCAAAAGAAGCAGACAAAGAATCTTCACAAATAAAAGTTGACGAAGTAGTTGCTTCTTCTGGTTTGCCTGAAGAACAAAAATTAAATTTTGCTCAAGACTTGATGACTAAAATAACTCCTATCGCTGGTTGGGCTTCAGACAAAGTTGGAGAATTAAAAGATGTTGATTTTATTAATGAAGGACAGCGTCAACTTGGGTTAACAGCTCGTGCAGCAGCAGAAGGTGCTGCAAGTCTTGGAGGCATTGTTTATGATCCTATTGCGACTATTATTAATTTAGCATCTGCAATATCTGGTGGCAAAGGTGACATACCAAGGCTATCAGACCAAATGGCTTCTGTTTTAAATAAACTTGATGTTCCAGAACCTGAAAATGCTCAAGAGCGTATTGTAAACATGGTAAGCCAAGGTATGGTTGCTGGTGGTGGTAGTGCTTCTGTTTCAACAAAAATTGCTAATTATTTGTCAGGTGTTTCTAAAAAAGTTGCAAATATTATGGCTGCTGGTTCAGGAACACAAGTTGTAGGAGGTGGATCTGCTGGAGCTGGTGGGCAAGCAACTGCAGAGATGGGTGGTGGTCCAGTTGCTCAAACTATTGCAGCTTTGGCTAGTGGACTTGTTGGAGGCAAAATTTCTAATATAAAAACAGACCCAATACCAGAGCAAACTATAGCGACTGCAAAACAAGCTGAGTCTGCTGGCTTGCCTGTATTAACTTCCGATGTAAGGCCACCTTCAACTTTTGCTGGCAAGTGGTTGCAAAGAACTTCCGAAAGTATCCCTGTTTTAGGAACAGGAGGAATAAGATCAGCACAACAAGATTTAAGAGCTGAAGCTGTTACAAATTTAGCTAGAAGTTTTGGAGTTAATTTAGGTGATGATGTTGATATAGTTTCAGAAGTTGCAAAAGACCTTTTAAGAAAAAGAGGTTCAGAATTAACTAAGTACACAAAATTAAAAAGCTCAGTCATAGAAAATGATGCTCTTAGATCTTCAGGAGTTGTTGATGTTAATAAAACTGTCGCAGCAATAGATCAAGAAATCGATCAATTATCAAGATTAAGGTCTGGTGAATTTGCACCTGTTATAGAAAGGCTCAAAGACTGGAGAAGTGCTATCCTTGGAGAAAAAGTTGTAAAAGGTCCAAAAGGAAAAAATGTAACAATTCGTGAAGGCCAACCTTTAGAAAATATAGAGTTGTTAAGAAAACAAATAGGTCAAAGTTTTGAAGATCCTTCTTTAGCTGCAGTAAAAGCAGTCGGACAACAGGCTCTCAACAGGATATATAATCCTTTAAGAGAAGACATGAGGTCGTTTATTACAACTTTTGGAAGTAAAAATGATATAAAAAGATTTGATGTGTCTAATGCTAGGTTAACTGAATTAGCAGGAGAACTTGATAATTCATTATTTAAGAGTGTTCTTAAAAAAGGTGAAATGACCCCAGAAGATGTAAATAGAATTTTATTTAGCAAAAAACCTTCGGACGTTAAATTACTTTATAAAAATCTTGATGCTACAGGAAGGGCAAATGCAAGAACTGCAATAATTTCCGATATGTTTAAAAAGTCTTTGAATGCAAATGAAACTATTAGCCCAGACGTTTTTAAAAATCAAATTAAAAAAAGATCAGAGCAGTTAGGAATATTTTTTAATGAAAGAGACTTAAATACCGTTGAAGGTTTAGGCAGAGTTTTATCTTTAACAAGGCGAGGTGCAGAAGCTAATGTTCTTCCACCAACTGGTGCAATGTTACAAATTCCTATTATAAGTGGATTTTTAATGCAATCTTTAGGAGGTGTAGGTGGTGGTCTTGCAGCGGTTGCTAGTATAGGTGGGATTGCTAGAATACTTGAGTCTCCTGCAGTAAGGAACATTCTTGTTAAGCTCCCTAAAGTAAGTGCTGGATCTGTGCAAGAAGCTGAACTTATGAAGCGTCTTGACGACATAATAATGTTAGAAAGTGGCAGTCCGTCTGAGGATGAAAACTATTTGTCTACAGAGACTTCTGGTGCATTGCAAAACATTATAGGGAATATTAAACCATCGACAATAAATAAAGTAATAACACAGTCGAGCCAATAAATGGACCCTGCCTCACTTTTTCTTGCAGCAACTACTGGCTATAAACTTCTTCAAAAAGGATTTGGTGCTGGTCGTGAAATTACGCAAATGTCACGAGAGCTTGGTAGTGTTTTAGATTACATTTCTGGAGTTGAAGAGGCTCAAAAAAGCAATAAAAAAAGCAATCCATTAAATGATTATTTAGAATACGAGAGAGCAAAGACCTTAAAAAAAGACCTTGAAAATCTAATTTTTGATATGAAGGGAAGCCGTGGAGTTGCTGTTTATAAATCATTTGTAGCAAAAGCAGAACAGACACAAAGAGAAGGTAGATACGAAGCCCTTGCTCGTAAAAACAAAATATTAAATGTTTTATCAATACTTCTAGGAATGGCTATAACATTAGGTGGAGGAGCAGTACTTGTCTGGGCAGCAATTGAGTTTAAGCCCTAGTCAGTTGATTGTTTTTACGATTGCAGTTTTAGTAATTGCTTATCTAGATTCAATAACACCTCCGCACCCAACATGGATGTTAGTAAAATAGGAAAATAGGATGATAGTTGTTTTTAATTCAAAGAAAAAAATACTGGGTTCTTTACGATAAGGGTTGGAAAATTGTAATTATAACTTATGACAAAAGAGTTGCTGAATCTTTTGCAAGAAAAATAGAATAGGATATAACAATGACGGAGTTTGATAAAGCAGATTTAGATTCAAACGGAACTATTGATCGCTCCGAATGGAATAAACTTGACCTCGAAGATCGTAGGTTGGAAGTAATTGACAGAGATTTAAAACGAAATGCAGAGCGTAGATTTACAGGTCTGGCATTAATGGGAATGTTAATCTATCCATTTATTATTCTTCTTGCTTCAGTTTTAGGTTTTGATAAGGCTGCTGCACTCATTACTGACATTGCTAGTGTCTATGTAATTGCTGCCTCTGGTGTTGTCGCTGCGTTCATGGGGTTTAATGCGTATGCTGGCAAGGCAAGCAAAACATCTATATCTTACGAAAAAGAAAAGTAATTAAGAACTGGCATTAAGAATTATATTCTCTACCTCCTTCCAGTCGTGCTTTAATAGATTACCATTCTTTTTCCACGTAGCGAGATCCATAAACCTTTTGGGATTTGGTCTGTCTAGTATGTCGAAGACAGATCCACCCCAGAAGAGGGATAGAGCCTTCTCTATGCGTATAACGATCCAAGCACTACCACCACGCTCGATGTAGTCATGTATCCACTGAGCTTGCTCTAAACGGAGCCCAGAGCTAACTCTCTTACCCCAATCATCAAGGTGAATGATTTCCATCCACCCAGAAGGGAAGTCTCCCTCTCCAATGTAGTGGAGGTTAGGAATGCCTCCATTCCCATGTACCTTGTAGAAGTTCATATTGAGATTGTCTCTGAGGGCAATGCGTAAGTTATCCTGACCTTTTTTCATTCGATTGACCCTGTCTGCCTACGGCTGTTAAACTTACAAGAGAGTTTCAGTTCTTCCTCAATCAATCGAAACAACTCTTTCATGTGTTTTTCTTTCTTGATTAGTTGATTGAGGTTCTGGCATCGTTTGTATTCGATCATAGCTTCCTGAACTTTCTTATATTGCATGGGGATTGTTGCCCTGATGACTTGTAGCTCTGTCATTTAACTTCCTTTTCCAACATTGCTTTTACTTCATTGACTTCCTCAAGAGTAAGGCGACGTGATATCTTTTCGGCAATATCGAGGGGTTTTTTTGAAAGCTCATCGGTTGGGGCACTTACGGCAAGTCTCAGTGCCAAAGTGAATGCTTCGATGTCGTTGTTAATTTGATGTGTCATTTGATATTCCTTTCTAAATGGGTGGTGGTGAGGCTTAGTAAGCCTCTCCGTTGATTGTAACTTTCTTTGGAATTTTAATGATGGTTTGCTTTGCACCTTCACGAACATTGTGCTCTTTGATGTTAGCCACACACTCAACTGTACTGCCCTTACCCCAACATGGTTCACCTTTGTAGATAACAATATTGTCATCAGCGTCATTACAAATGTTGATGTATGACATTCCGTAAAAACCATCCACTGGGTGAACGTGATTAACTGTGAGAACAAAAGACTGACGCACACCCACTGTGCCAATGTAATCGCTTTTAGCTGCTCTTTCAGCATTAAGTTTTTTAAATTTAGCCTTTCTCTCTACATCTTTCGCCATTGCCTTACGAACTGGAATAAGTTGATCTGTAGTCAGACCCCCCCATTCCTCTAATGCCCAAGCCATTTTACTTATAAACGAGTTGCTTTCCAACTCACCGTGATATCCATATGGCTCCAAGAAGTTAATAATTTCTTGTGCGTCAGAAACTTCTTTATGAAATTTTTTGTCACGAGTAATTCGAGCGTTCAATTTAATATTACGCTTAATTCCTGCTTCATACGTTTCTGGAGTAGAACCGATCTGATCTGCGATTTTCCAATTATAAGCCATTTTGTTTTCCCATTCTAAATATCTATACTATCAATATAATTATTTTTTAAATTAATACAATAGCAAAAAGAAAAGTTTTTTATTATTGTTATTTTTCAATGGTGTTAGGGGAGGTTACCCTCCCCTATTTTACTAGGCAGCTTGCTTAACTTCCTCTTGAGATTGAAGGCAGTGGTTAACTGCCTCTGAAGCAAATTTAGCTGCTTTCCATATGTAGGAAGCGTCACCTTTAAGAGCCTTGAGCCATGAGTTCAGATATGTTGCGTTCTGCTCAGTAGGCTCGAAGTTGATTGCAAAGTGAGCTGACAGAAACATGGATGACAATTCAGCAACCAATTCCTCGAATGCATAAAGATCTTTCTTATCAACAGATATCTTAGCATCCCTATTCAAACGTGACTTGTGACCAGTCCAATGTGCAATCTCGTGCAATAGAACTGAGTAGTATTCATCAAGAGAATTGAAGTTGCTCTTGTATGGCATATGAATGCTGTCTTTTGACGGAGTGTAATAGCAACGTCCCTGACCAGATTCGTTGAAGTTAATGCCAAGGTTATCAACAAATTCTTGTACCTTGTTGTGACGCTCCTCGTGAGCAACCTCAGTATTGTTCTCATCGAGATCTTCAAGTCCAATAATGTCAGAACCATTGATCATTGGGTAAGGCTTAAAAAAAACAAGTGGCTTCTTGAGATCTTCGCCAGTCTCTTTATCCTTATTAATAATGATAGGCTTCAGAAACCAAACTGTCTTCGAGCCTTTCTTCCACTGAATCTTTGCCTTCTTGAGTGCAGAAGGAGTAGTCCAGCGACTGTCTGAGCCAAGCATCATAGCAACCATCATATTGCCACCAGTCAACTGATTGTTGGTGATGAAGTTATAAGGTAGACCTGAAAGTGATCCAACCCAACTAGGCTTCCAAGATTTACCGCCTGACTTGCAAGCCTCCATCTCTGCGATTACTTTTTCTGTTAATTCTTTAACAACTCTTTGATCTGCTAATTTTGCCATGATGTAGTCCCTTTCTGATTAACTATACATTATATATAGCTACTTCCTCAGATATTACAAGGGCAGAAAGAAAAGTTTTTTATTATCGTTTGTTTTTAATGGTTTATATGTTTTTACCAGCTACTCGTAGGCTACTTAAAAATTCACTTAACTCCTTTCGAGCCTGAAATAATGCGTTGTCTGCACCCGAAAACGAATCACGCATATTGGCATCATTTTGCTTCCTCTCAACTTCAGTTTTTAGATACTGGAGCTGAGATGCCTGAAACGCTGTTAAGTCACTGTCATGCATTTTTTTCCATAAACTTTCTAATGTGTTGAGATGCATCAGTTGCACCTTTCCCAACAATAACAGTGTGTCTCGCTCCTTCAAGATATTCTATCATTTGCTTTTGATCAGTCGAGAGTCTCCCACCTGAAACCCTCTTCATTTCTATCCACAAATTCCAAGCTGGTATAAATAGATCTGGAACACCTCGAACTACACCTTCTGCTTTCAGTCGTTTAGCTACGCTGATTGCCCTCTTCTCGCCATTCGGAATCGCAAAGATTAAGATCTCTGGATACTGAGATCTAAACCAATTGATAAATCCGACTTGCTCACTGTGCTCAGAAGGGGATATCTTCAAGGCTGAAGTCAGTGTAATTGCTTTGCGTTTTCTCATGCTTTCTCTCCACTTGAGTATAATCAAATTTTGTAATCTCTTGATACTTTGGATTGTGACTTGATGGCTTGATCATCACTCTGCTTGGCTTTATCCAGAAATGTGATTCATCTAAAGCATCAGACGTTGTATCGGCCAAGGCATTAAGCAAGGTCTTTCGCTCTTTATACTTACTGGCAGCGTACCCTCCATGATCTGGGCATAGCCACTCGCTGACACTGAGCATCCCAGAATAGTACGTCACCTTAATCGAATCAGGTTTCCCTTCCTTTTGATGCCTCGAATAAAAAACGTCATCGACATCCACCCACTCAGCCACAACTTGGCTCGATAGCATGGCTCCAGAATACGAGCTCGATCCATGATTGAGAAGTGGTGCAGGAAACTCAAATGCACACTCAGGACAAATCTTAGCTGCTGCGTGAACTATCGTTTGGCAAATCTCGCACTGTTTAACTGGAGCTTCACCATCTCCTCCACTCATTTTATCTTTTGGTTTTACCTGATCTATAAATCCATGCCTCTCGACATTAGATCCGTAGTCCAAAATTAAAGAATCTGTTTTGCCTTGAGCTACCCTAGTGCCTCTTCCAATCATTTGAATGTACAATCCACAGCTCGCTGTCGCTCTCACCAGACAGACACAATCGACATCAGGATGATCAAATCCAGTGGTCAGCACGTTGACATTAATCAGGCACTGCAACTCACCACTCTTGAAATCTGCAATCGTCTTCTCTCGAACAGCACTGCTATCTGACCCAGTAACGACACCTACATCTATACCGTGACGATCAAATTCATCAGCCAGCAAGTGTGCGTGGTTTACTCCAGAGCTAAACACGAGCCAGCTTTTTCTATCCTTTGCCAATGTGACAATCTCTTTAACTGTCGATTTCACCAGCTCTGGATCTGAGGCAGCCATAGCTAATTCGCTCTCAATAAACTCTCCACCTCGTTTTCCAACGCCACTTAAATCAATCTGCTTGAGCCCACCTTTTGATATGACTGGTGATAAGTATCCTTGGTCCATCAGCATCGATACTGGAATGTCATGAGCTATCCCATCAAAAATCGCTCCCTCGCCTTTGTGCAAGTATCCGCTGTCCAGTCGATATGGTGTGGCTGTCAATCCAACCACCTTCACATCTGGATTGCATATCTTCAGATCGGCAATAAATCGATTGTATCTAGTCTCAGTATTCTTAGGTAGCAAGTGTGCCTCATCGATCAGAACCAAATCTGGAGCTGGAACCATGTCATATGCTCGCTCCCAGACGCTCTGGATGCCAGCAAACGTAATTGGTTTGTTCAATACCTTCTGCTTCAGACCTGCACTGTAGATGCCAAAATCAGCCTCTGGGTAGAGCTTTAGCAATCCACTGGCTCCTTGCTCCAGAAGTTCCTTAACGTGTGTCACAACCATAACTCTGGTGTCAGGGTAGCTCATGGCATCCTTAATAATCTGTGCCAGTATCGCTGTCTTACCTGAACCAGTCGGTGCAACGATCAGGGGATTATCTCCTGCCTTGCTTGCCCAGTAATTATATAAACCATCGACAGATTCTTTTTGGTAATCTCTTAACTCAAACGCCATTTACGATATCCTCTAGAAATTTATTGGCATCGTGAATTGCATCCTTACGAGTGGCTTCATCAAATGACATTACGACTTCAGCTACATTTGAATAAATATCAGGCCAGTAGTGAGCCAAGTTTTTGTGGATTAATAAATTAATTATAATAATCGACATTTGCTTACTGGTCATTTTTTCTGGACATAGCTCAATAATTAAAGCTAAAGCTTCTTCTAATTCTTTATCCATCTACTGCATCCTTTCATCAAAAATAGCTTGGCTGTTGTTCTCGTTACGAATAACCTCGCCTGTATCTAGATCCTCATACTCCACAAATGTATCAGCAGCATCTTTAACCACCAAATCTTTTGGCATGATCTGAGGAATAAAAAGGTGTTCACTGCAAGTCTCAACTGGCTTGCCTTTGGCACAACTCCAACTGCCATCTTGCTCTGGAGTTACATGGCTACAAGTTCTGCAACTAACTTCTGGTATTTTACACCCATGACAAATTGCCCAGTAACTACACCACTTGCATTGCCAAAAACTAGCATCTTCGCTCAGTCGAGAAGGTGGTGTGTCGGAAAACACAATCTTGTTAGCTTTCTCAACAAGTCCCTTGGCTTCCTTCTTGTCGAGCTTAATTCTCTCGCCATAAATTTCATCCGTATTTTTATTGACACAGAAAAAGTAACATCTATCGAGTTCAGCTAGATGCATTCCAATTTGGCACTGAGCCCAATACACAGGCTTTGACTTCTGGCATCCCAAGTTCTTCATTGCTTTAAAGTTTTTCTCGCTCATTGTCTTAAATTCTAATGTGTGTGGCTTCTTGCTTTCCGCAAATCCAAGACCGACACCATCGAGTGACAATGCAAAGTGACCTCCGCACTCTGTGAACCTGACCTGCTTGCCAGTCTCTGGATCTCGCTCCCAGACTGTCACTCCAACTGCTCGAAGGTTTGATACAATTCGATCCTCTTCTAGATCACCAGTCTCAAACAGTCTCAGCATCCTGCCATCAAAACTTGGACGCCATGCGTGTCTGAATTGATACCAGAGAGCTCGACTGCAATCGTTGCCAA